GCCGTGGTACCAGAAATGGGATTGCATCGTTACGGGACAGAAAGGAACGTATGCGTGCAAGTGGTGAGCAGCACGGAGGCCCCGATGACAGCCAGTGAGGCGTGGGATGCTGCGGTCGAAGCGTGCGCGATGGAAGCCGCACGATGGAAAATGGAAAGGTGTGGCTGTAGTTATTCTGCTGCTACCGAATGCCATGCGGCGGCTGCATTCGCAATCCGTGAATTGAAGGGCCGCTGCCCTGACGCGCTGTCCGGAGAATCGAAATGAGCAAACGAGCGATTGAAAGTTTTGAAGCAACACTTCTGGATAGAATTTACGGTAATGAACCGGCAATCTGCATCCCTGCGATTTTCTTGTCCCGCTCTGAAACATTACTTCGCGCTGGTGACCGCGTTCTTATCACAGTCAAGAAATTACGAAAGGGAAAGCGGGACGCGCTGGCCCACGGGGAGGTGAGCGGTGCCGAATGACGAGCGAAGGGGGCACAAGTGAGGGTGCTTGACCTGTTCTGCGGCGCTGGCGGTGCGGCGATGGGGTTGCATCAGGCGTGGCCCGACGCGGAGATTGTGGGCGTGGACATCAAGCCGCAGCCACACTACCCGTTTACTTTCGTGCAGCGGGATTGGAGCGAGCACCTGATGCTATACACGCTGGACTTCGATTTTGTATGGGCTTCGCCTCCTTGTGAACATTACAGCCAATGTACTCCGAAGAAGTTTCGCGAAAACCATGCTGATTTAATTGGCCCCGTGCGTCTAGCTCTGCAAACCTGGAAGCGTCCGTTTGTGATTGAAAATGTTCCGTGTGCGAAGAAGCATTTGAGGGAGCCAATCATGCTGTGCGGTTCGATGTTTGGGCTGGGGATTCGGCGGCACCGCTTCTTCGAGATCAACGGATTCGACGTGATGACGCCAACCTGCCAGCACAAGAAATCTCCAGTGTTGATTACCGGAACTCATCGTCGAACCTACGAGCCTAGGTATGAGTATTCGGCGCAGCAGTGTCGGGATGCGAGTGGGTTGACGTGGATGACGCGCACCGAAATGGACAAGGCAATCCCGCCAGCCTACAGCCGCTACATCGCAGAGCAATTTTCGGAATCCCAAAAATCGCGGGAGGCAACCCGATGAACGATAGAGCGGAACGGAAGGAACGTCGTAAGATTCCGCAGTATAAAGACACCCTTTGCTGGACGTGTCAGCACCCCCGCCACCGTAAGGGTCAGTGCCTATCGCTGGAAGACGGGAATCCCCACGGTGCTACGGCAGAGTTCGCTCCGTGTTTATGCAGCGAGAAAAGTGAACGGAGGAAGCCATGACTGAGGTCACTCGGGAACGGCTGGAAGCTGCGCTCCGTGACGGCGTCGAGATAATGGGCATGGTGTTGGCTGAGTACAACGATGCTGGCGAGAACGACCGGCCATTTGTGGGGCGATGTACTGAATGGTACAAGACTTCTTCTACCGCCCTCGCCGCCTCGCCCACGGAGAAGCCCGCTGGGCCGAATGATTTGCAGCGTTACAGAGACAGTGTGAAAGCAGAATTACGCAGGCGCGGATTTGTGCCCGCCGAGGAAGCGGATTGGCGAATCGGCCGGGAACCTAATTGCTTGCAGTGGGAATGGCGCAAAGAGGGATGCCGTCGAGACCCCGCCGAAATCATGCTGGCAATTTTAGACGGTCTAACGCAAGAAGGTGTAGCGGCATGGCCCGGAGATGCGACCAGTATCGTGGAACAAATTGTGCGCGTGCAATACAACCGTGCTGAGCGGGCGCTGGCCGGAGCCGCACAGGAATGTGAGCCCGAGTGTGATTGTCTCGACCGTGCCGACGGAATTGGCCCGATGCACGGAGTACACGATGAGCAATGCCCATGCCATCCTAAAAATAAGCTGGCCATGAAGCCGAGCGGCGAGTCAGGAACGAGTGCGCCCGTGCCGCCAGAACTGAAGGTTAATCCCTATTGTCATCTATGCTTCGGAACTGGCTACTACCAAACCGATGGACAAATCTGCCCCTGTACCGAAGTTGTAGGGGAGAAAATCGCCCAAGCCATTTGGCTTCTTGAGTGTCGGGCTGCTGACCGCCATAAACGTCCACGCCCAACGGTGATTCAAGCCCTAGCTAACGAGACTTGTAATCTTTGCGGCCACGTTGGATGCGAAGGGAACTGTAAATTAGCAACAGGAAACTCCGAGAGCGGAGCGCAGATGGGGGCCGCAACCCCCGCGGATTTTAGTTGACATGCTACAAAACAGGTTTACTATCAGCGCATGACGTTGCCCTCTGCATCTACTCCCACGCTTGAACTGAAGATTTCCCTCGATCAAATCACCGGTGGAATCAGCGTGAATGGGCCAATCGATAACCCGCTCATTGCTTATGGAATGCTCGAATTGGCCAAGGCAGCAATCCACGCGCATAACACGGCCAAAGGCAACGGCAAGATCGTTGTGCCAACGCTTGAGTTTGCGAGGCGGCAATGACGTTCATCCTGCTAATCCTTTCCCTCGCCGGATATTACAAGCCATCGCCAACAATCAAGCCTGTGCCCTACTACGAGCCAATCACCGCTCGTGTCAAGCTGCACCTGCTATCTTTCAATTCCTCGCCTGTAATAGCTTCTAATGCGCTCCCAGAGGTATCCTGATGCCTTTCAAGCCCGGTGTCAGCGGTAATCCAGGTGGTAAGCCAAAGCTCAACGCTGGTTTCAAAACGCTTACCAGTGTTCAGACGCAGCAATTATCCGATCAGCAACAAGTTACAATGAATCAGGACACGCCGGTTTATTTCGCAGTTTTCCCGCCAATGAACGACACAGCAGTGCAAACCAATGATGCTAAAGAAGATAAGTAAGGACTAGTACAGTTGGTACTGCAACATAATAATCCTTATGGGGCGTGATCAGGTCGAACCTCATGACTCGTAACTCATTGATTCTACGTGAAAGATTCCCGGTACCTTTTGAAAGAGATTCCAGGCCCTGGGTGCGGTCGCCCCGTAGCCCCTCTTTCTGCGCGGGGAAAAGTGCCAAGCCAAATGGCGGTCACCTGTGCCTGATGTAGCAACAAAGCGCTCTATAGCCGTAGCAACACGCAGACTTGTAGCAACAAAGGACTACATGCTGCGTGTAAGGCTGACGGATGTGGAATTAGCGGGTCTGGACTCGAAGCGCGGGGGATTGACGATGAGCGAGTTTGTGCGGATGGCAGTGCTCCAATGGCAGGCACCTATGGGGATTCGGTGTTCTGTGTTTCCGTCAACGGAGAAGGAAGCGCCGGAGAAAGTTGGCAAGATCTGCAAGCATGGGACGGCAAAGGGGTACAACTGCTGGCAGTGTGGCGGTCTGGCGGTGGTGGAATGAGCGAAGAAGAAAGGCCGCTGCCGGAGATAGGCGACCCGATACCTGCTGTCGAAGAACCGAAGGTAGCGCCGGCGAATGTAAGGTTTGGGTACGGGCACACGAACGCGCAGCACGGGGTGCATTTGGAGGCACCGAAGAAGCGGGATTACCAATGCGCGGATTGCAGGGACTTGGAGGCCAGGATTACGGAGGCGTTCAAGCGGATGGGATTCGAGTTTTAGCCCCCGGTGGTATGAGTTGAGGGGTACTCAGCCGGTGCGACGGGAGACACTCGGCGCATGGCGGTAGGAGGATCAGATGGCTGTATTTCAGTACACGGCACCAGGGATCAACGCATTCAACGCGTCGGTGGTAGGAGGGTTGGGGACGGTAGCGAAGATGTTTCCTGCGGTAGCGAACAATTTCACGAGCGGGGTAGCGCCGGTGGCCTATCCGGCGATTCTGCCGATTCCAGCTAATGGGCAATTCGAGCAACAGCAGTTCAGCGTGTTTGCCTCGGGGAAGGTGTTCATTCATGGGACCAGCCCCACTTTGCTTTGGTCGATGTACAGCGGCACTTCCATGACCGCGGCATCAAATGGGACGGCGCTGCTGACCATGAGCGCGTTGTCCGGTTTGACGACCAACAAGACTTATCCTTGGTCCTGGGAATCGAAGTTTCAGGGGGATTCGACTTCCGGGATCCTGCAAGCCATCAGTTCGACCTTGTGGGTCAACAATGCCACGGCGGGAACCATTACGCTGACCGGCGTGGCCTCGGGGTTGAACTTGCAGGCGTTCGGGCCGGTGAATCTATCCGGGCCGGGATACACGCAGACAAGCCTCTATTCTACGAATGCGCTGAATCTGTGCATCGCGTTGACGTTTGGTGTGACCGATGCGCTGAATTCCTGTTCGATGTCGCAGTTCGGAGTCGTGTAAATGGCGAACCCGGTCTTTTCACAACACGCGGACGTACAGCAGGATGGGCAAGGGAATGCCTTCCTGACTTACCGGGGAACGGGCGGCAATATCCTGTTCCAGATCAACTCGGCTGGTAATCCATCGTATCAGGGTGGCAATGCCGCAGCCGGGATGGGCGATTCCTTCATTGCCTATTCCCTGAGTGCTTCTCTTGGGTTTGCGGTGTTCAATACCGCAGCGGCAGTCAACATGCTCCCCGCAACCGCCCCGACCGGCACTTACCGCATAACGCTCTACGGGGTGATCACCACCACGTTCGTCACCAATACCCAGGACACCATCACCTTCGGCTGGACCGATGACCAAGGGGCCAGAACGGTGGTCTACACCACTGCCGCGATCACCGCAGGAACCCTGTTGCCTCCCGTCAGTTCGACGATCAGCAACTCGATCACTGTTCGATCGAACGGCACCGCGGCCATCACCTACACGCCGAACGTGACCGGCTCGGCTGCCACCGCGGGCGTTATGGCGGTTTCCATCCTAGTCGAGCGGGTGATCTGATGGAATTCGGCAAAGCACCAAAGCATGGGTTCCACAAGACGGAAATCCACCACCACCATGATGGTTCGCATACCATCCATCATCACCACATCGAGCCGGAGAAGTCGATGTCCCATGCGGTTCCGGATTTGGATGGGGTTCATGATTCCTTGGAGCAGCATCTTGGCGCACCCAATGCTGGAGAACCGGCTGCCGGCCCACCGATAGCCGGCGGTGGACCAACGCCGAATATGTAAATGCCCGCAAAGTCCAAGGCGCAGCGAGTGGCGATGGCAATTGCCGAGCATCATCCAGAGAAGTTGTATGCTCGAAACAAAGGTTTGAAGCAGATGTCTCACAAGCAATTGCATGAGTTTTCCGCCACTTCGGAGAAGGGGCTTCCAGAAAGGAAGTCACCTTACCGGGAGGCATACAACAAGCGTAAGAAATAATGGCGGTTGAAACAGCCCTCGATCCAAAGCTCTACTATAAGTCCGAAGCCCGTCCTATCTCCAAACTGAAAGGCTTGTACGCTCGCTGCGGCGCAGATGTGCCGTTCGATACCTGGATCGAGATGCGGGATCGCGCGCGCAAAGACCTCTACTGGCTCGGCAAGCTGATCCTCAAGAAAGACCTTACTCGCTGCCATATCGCCCCCTGCTACCTGATGTTCGTGCAGAAGGATTTCGATGGTGTGTATCACGACGATTACACCATCGGAGAAGTGCATCAGGCCATCGAGCGGCAACGTCGAGACAGAACGGTAAAAGAGGAATACGAGAACTACCTCGGGCCATTGACTTCGAAGGACATGCTTTGGCTCGACCCCCGCGGTGCTTTCAAGTCTACGCTCGACGGCATCGATTGCGTGCAGTGGATGCTCAACTGCCCGGACATCAGGATTCTGATTCTCACCGGCGAATATAAGCTGGCCCTAGCGTTCATGTCCGAAGTGAAAGGTTATTTCTATCGACCGGAGAAAGAAGATCCGACTCTGCTGCAACAGCTTTTCCCCGAATACATCCTGACCGGCGAGGATGGCAGCTCGAAACAGCCGCTTCTATGCCCCGCCCGCGTGCATGTCCAGGTATCCCCTACTGTCTGGTGCAATTCCATCGATGCCAACCTTTCGGGGTGGCACTGCGATATTCGCAAGATGGATGATGTGGTGACGGACGAGAATTCGAACAACCAGGATGCGCGCGGCCCGGAAGGCTCGCTCAAGATGAAGATCGACGGCTCGGACAACCTGGTCGATGAGTGGGGCTTCACCGATATGGTCGGCACACGCTATTATACCGACGACTATTACGGAGAAAGGATCAAGACGCGCGGCCCAGAGGCTCCGCTGCGGTATCTCTGCCGCCCGGCTTGGCAGGTAAAACCGGAATACGCGAATGTTCCGCTGCTTCAGATCAAGGCCGAAATGGTGAACCTGCTGTTCCCGGAGAAATTGTCTTTCCGCTCCCTTCGGCAAAAGCTCAGCAAGAACATCCTGATGTTCCGGTGCCAGCAGCTCAATGAGCCGGCCGGGGATTTGGATTCCATCACTTTTTCGGAAGATGTGTTGCGCTCGCGCATCGTGCCGAAGGCTCCTGGAGACGGAGAGAAATTCATCGCCTGGGACACTTCCTATGCGAAATCATCGGATGCGGATTATTCTGCCGGGGCGTGCGGAGAAATCGTCAAGATTGGCGAGGAGTGGGAACTATTCGTCATCGAAGTGATTTACGGAAAGTGGCGACCCTCGGAACTCGATCACCGCATTATCCAATTCGAATTGAAACATCGTCCCAAGGCCACCATCTTCGAGGAGCCGATAGAATCTCAGCGCATGAAGTCGGACATCCAAAGGCTGGCTTTGACGCGCCAGTGTCCGCTGAACATCATCTGGAAGAAAGCGGCCATCGAGGCGGATGCCAAGAGAAACCGGATCAAGTCTCTTGAGACGTTGCTAGCCGATGATCGCATGCACTTCGTGGCCGGTGCCTGGGTGGATGAAACCTTCCAGCAATTCTGCCGATTCACTGGGATCAGGAAGAACAGGGGGCGGAAGGATGACATTCCGGACGCCATCGCCTACCTGCAATTCTTCATGCCCACGACGCAGAACAACGAAGAGTTGAAACGATTGCAGGTGGAAAAGGAAGAGAAAGCCCGCCAGCAGGCCCAATATGACCGCATTTTCGCTCCGCAGTACGTGCCCCTGCTTGCCTACGAGCCGCCTTCGCTCAAACGCCAGCTTTTTGGGAGCCTAGCGCATGGCTAAACACCTGCTCCCCACCGCGCAGATTACCGCGCAGAACATGCGCATGGATCAGGAGACTGGCACCTATCAGTTTTCCGATGAAGCTATGCTCAAGCTGATTATCGATGATACCGCCGCTTACGATTCCTGGATGAATCTGCAACAATGGGCCTCGAATTGGCTGCAAGCGGACATGCTGCGGCAATCGCCTTCGACGGCATTCGATGGCATCGCGGGCATGACGGTCCCGAAATTCACGCTCTCAAATCACCTCGATGCCATCGTTCCAAAGATCAGGAATGGTCTTTTCTACGAGGATCCGCCAATGCTTTTGCGTCCTCGCCCGAGCGTCAAGCAGGACGTAGTGCGCGCGAAGTCGGCTCTATTTTCCTACCAGTTCGATCAGATGGAACTCGAGGTAGAGTGCGAATACGCCATCGACCAGATGGCTCACCTGGGAACCTGCATTATGAAGTGGGGCTGGACTTCGAAGACAAAGAAAATACGCAAATTCGTGCGCAAGGAAGATGAGGTAACCGTCGATACTCCGCTCAGGACCGCCAAGGTTTCAACGCCCCACTCGCAGGAATTTAAAATCAAGTACGACGAACGCAGCATCGAGCACCCGTGGCTCAAGATGTGTGACATGCGCACAGTGCTGGTAAACACCGGAACCAGGCGTGGCGACATTCGCAAAGCCAAAAATGTCGTCTACCGAGACTTCGCCACCTGGAAAGACCTCGAAAGCCTACGGGAACTTGAAGGTTACGACATCCCGCCCGAAGATGAACTGAGGGATTTCTTTTTGCAGCGCACCATTCCGGGCGCGGATAACCTGACCATGACCATGCCGGAAATGATGCGCGGCTATCTGCAACACGCCCTGCCGCGGAACTTAAAATCTACTGCCGATCCCTTGGAAGATGGGCTTGAAATCCTGGAACGCTGGGACACGGACAAAGTTGGCGTGGCGCTTTGTTACAAGGATCACAACATTCTGATTCGCAACGAACCGAATCCCTATGGCAAGATTCCTTTCTACTCTGCCAACTGGCGCAACCTGCCCGATGCTTTTTACGGGCAAGGTTTGGGGCAGCTCATCGGAACGGAACAGATGGTCGAACAGGGAACCTGTGCCCTGGCCTTGGGTTTGCTCGCTTACGGATTGCAGCCGACAGTGGTGCGCAAGACTGGATTCAATGCTATCAGCCAGCCGACCCGCTGGGAGCAAGGCGGGATCATCAACGTAGAGGACGATGTAGAGAAGGCTTTCAAGGTTCTGGAGATGGCCGGAATTCCTCCCGAGGCATGGCAGTTCATCACTTATTCCAAGAGCACTGCCGAGGAAACCTCTGGGGCGAATCAGCAGACGACTTTAGGTGCAGGCGCACCGGGAATCAAGACAACTGGGATGCGTTCGGGAACGGGAGCGGCCCTGGTGGGCCAAGCCAGTGCCTCACGGCTCGATGGCCCTGTGGAACGCTTCATCCGGCAAATCCTGAAGCCCTGGATTTACCAGATGGATGAATTGAATAGCGAAAAACTTCCAACCTCGATCCTGAACGAAGTGCTTGGAGAAATTGCCCCAGACCTGAAGGTTGACCATATCGACTTCCGCAACGCCGAGATTGAGTACGAGGTTTTGGCGGGAGCGCACCTTGGCCCGAAGAAAGAGATGGCGCAATTCCTTCCGTTCCTTCTGAACCTGGTGAATAACCCGACGGTAGTCGAAATGCTGGCCGAGGCCGGTTGGCAATTCGATATGCAAGCCATCTTCAAAGCTATGGCCGATCTGTCCGGCTGGAAGTATTCTCAGCCGTTCCTTGCCAAGATGACGCCTGAACAACAGCGCCGTAGGCTGGCGAATTCTCCGGCTGGCGTAGCGCAGGCCAAGGGACAATCCGCCCTAGCAGCTCAGGCGCAGAAGTTCCAACTTGAGGAGCGCAACCTCGAATCCGAACAACTGATGAAAGGCTCAAACGATGTGGTGCGCGAGATGGTGAGGCATGAACTTGAACCGGAGGAATTGGAGCCGACAACCGCATGAGCCTGCTTGATAAGCCGCTTGGCCAAAGCCTGACGCAGCAAGACAGAATGTATCTTGCGAGCATGGCGCACCATGACGGTTTTCCAGTGCTTCAGAAGCTCTTTGACGAAATCTGCCGCGCGGCACACGTGGAAACGGCAAAGGTTGATCCGAAATCATTCAAGAGCCGGGCAGAATACATGGAAGTTCTCGCCGCAACACAAACTGAGGAACGCTGCATCAATCTGTTCTGCGAAGCAGTGAGAAAGAATTTCAACTGGAATTCCGAGCTAGCAATTCAGGAAGTAGAAAAGGAAGCAAATAAAGAGGAGAAGCGCAGAAGCGCGAACTAAAAATGACAGAGACAATTCAGCAAGAACCAGCGAAGAAAATCATCGTTGAATTCAAGCATACCGACGAACAAGGGAACCCGTTAATCGACCCGCGCACCGGGCAGCAGGGATTCACGAACCTGACTGCCGACACGCCGGAGGAAATGATCGAGAAGCAGAAGGAAGCCTACCAAAATGTGCTGCGCGCGCTCCATCGCTCGCGTAACCATAAGCCGGTTCCACGGGAGCCGGAACCTGTGCGCAAGGAACTGTCTGTTGAGGAAGAACGACTTGCCGTAGCTGATTTGCAAGACCCGACGAAAGCGCGCGCCGCAGTCAGGAAATTAACGGGCGTCGATGATCTCGAGGCCAGGAATGCAAAGCTCGAAGAGGCGCGCAACGAGGCGCTTAAAAATGCAGCAGCCTATAGATTCATGTCGAACCACCTCGCAGATTACTATCCTTGCAAGGCGAATTCAGATTTGATTTCAGAATTCATCATCAGGGAAGAATTGGACCCAAGAATTGCGGACAATTACGAAGTGGCATTCAATGCCGTAGAGTCGAGACTTGCCCAGAGGCCCGCACCGCCAATCGCGCAACCAACACCGGAGCCAGAACCGGCCCCTGAACCGCGAAAGCAGGCAGCAGGGGGAATCCAGCCGGGCGAGCTCTCAGGCACACGGCCAATTCAGCGCAAGAAAGAATACATCACGAAGGCGGAAATCGCCGAGATGAAAAAGACGCCAGAGGGCCGCGCTGAATTTGCCCGGAGATTGAGAACCGATCCGAAGTTCGGGCCAGCCGTCGATGCTCTCTTTGCGAAAATTTAAAGGAGATTAAGACATGGCAGGGCCAATCCCCTCGGGGACAAACGTAGGAAACGTACTGACGGCTCAGACGATTCACTTCGACAATGAGCTGATACCCAATTTGAAGGGAGAAACTCATGCATTTAGCCAATTTGCCGAGAAACGCACACAAGGCGGAAGAACGGGAATCAATCGAACTTTCTTCCAGTACCAAGAACTCGGTGCATCAACAGCACCGGCAACCGATGGTGCAGTAGGCTCACCGGAATATGTCGGGCAGCTCTCGCTTCCTTCGCAAATCGGGGAGTGGAACAACTTCGGTAACTTCTCGGCGTTCGTAGTCCACGGCGCTATCGATGATCTGGTCGGCAACTCGGCTATCGAAGCGAGCTACCAGGCAGGGCAAACGATCAGCGAACTGAACTCGGAAACTATCGATGCTCTGTCAACCGTAGATTCGAACGTTAACCAATCCTCGCTTCTCTCAACTCCCTACACCATGAATCTCGCCATCATCCGCGAGATGAAACAGCAGCTCGTTTCGATTGGTGTATTGCCCAAGCGGGCAGGAGAGTTTGTCGGGGCGATTTCTCCGAACGTTCTCGGTGACCTATGGAACGGCACGACAGTCAACAACTCCGTGATCGACTTCTGGAAATTCACCAAGGAAGGCCAGGACATGTACGAGAAGATGGCCGGCCAAGTTGACCAGAAGATGGAGATTCGCTTGCCCGGAACGGGAATTTGTTTCTATCAGACTCCCTTCGTGCTCAAGACTGCGAATTTCCAGTCCACCGGATTGAACGCCTACCGCAACTATATCGGAGGAGCGTACTCGCTGATCCAAGTGTGGATGGACGTTCCTGGAGACACTGACTTGGACGATGGCGATTGGAGAACAATCGATTGCAAGGTTGTGACCAATGCTCCTTCGTCAGTTGTTGATCCGACCGCGACTATCGGCGCGTGGTGGGCCTATCGGTTCCATCAAACCGTAACAGGACCACCGAGCTATGGCACGCTCAACAGCCAGAGGTGCCGTTATGCGGATTCGATCCCCGCAGTGCAATGATGGAACAGCCCACTACGGAAAACCTTTGTCGGGCTACAGTTAAGCCAGGGCAGAGGATAGTGGATGACCCTATTCGCAGCAACATGACTGTTGCGAAAGCGCAGAGGAGTGCCAAGGCCATTCTGAAATACGGCACTCCTCGGTGGCTTTCCCATCCCCGCGATTTCAAGCAGTGGGCGCTCGAATGCTACTTGAAGGACAAAGAGCAGTCCGATGCTCAGGTTGCTGATTACCGCATGGAAGAACAGGAAACGCTGACGGATTACAAAGCGCGAATGATTCACCAGATGGGCACGCGCGAATTCATAAAGAAGCTGCGGGACAATGGCGTTCACTGCTTCACCTATCAGGCTCCGCAGAATGCGGGTACGCCAAGAGAAATGCTGAACACCGTGGGGCTGTGGTGCGAGATCCCATCCCAACGAGCAATCGGCCATGAGTATCAAGGCCACAAGCATCAATACATCTGCTATCTGGATATTCCAACGATGTACGAATGGAGTGTGCTTCGCACGGACGCTCACGGGTTGCCGATTGGCGAAGCCTATCGCGGATGGCGGACGGTTCTATCGCAATTGATTCAACGGAAGGTGCTTACCGAAAGCAAGGCGCATGAGATATTCGGCTCGCCATCGGGAGCCACGTCACGAATTTACAGAAGGACGCTTTACAATCTTCGGAATGGGAGAATCAAGCCAAATGACAGAGCTATCGAAGCCTGATAACGAATTGCTGGACCTCATGCGCAAGCGCGAGGAGCGCGAATCAAAAGAAGCTGCGCGCCTTGAGACTGAACGCGCTGATGCAAAAGAAGCGCACGAACGCAGAGTCATTACCCGCATGGAAGGAGATAAGTTTTACTGGACGCAATTGCACGCCCGGCAAGCGCGGTGCGATCACCGCAAAGGAACATCCGGGCCAGGGCCGAAGGCCAAGCACATCGACTACATGGTGAGCCGCCACACTTTTGTCAACAGCGTGACGGTCATTAAGTGCCTTAAGTGCAGGCACAGATCATTTCCAGGAGACACGAAAGCATTGTGCCACGGCTCGATGGATGCCTATATCGCAAACATGAAAGCGAAGCATGGCCCGCAGCTTCCGAACCCGACGAAACTCAGCTACAACGATTTCTACAACATGACGCTCGAAGAAAATACGACCAACAAGGAAACGAGGGCGGAGATCATCACCCAAGGACCGCAGCCAGTGACTCAGTAAAATGGCATCGACACAATCCACGATTTCCCTACAGATGATCGCTGACATACTCAGCGGCATCGTTGACATTGCTCCGATCCTGAGTGTCGGCGGATATTCGAACACCACGATGCTGGCGATTGCCAATGACGTGATGAACGAATTCTGCGCCGTGCCATTCCCGTGGAAGTGGAACGAGATTACCTTACCGCAGTTCTACACGAACAGCTACCAGCAGGACTACGCGCTTCTTAATCTAACGAATCTTGCATCGCTCCAGCGCGGCATCGTCATCGACATCAATAATTCATCGGTTCCTAAACGGTGGGGCTATGTCGAGGTTGTCAGGGAACAGACTGAGGCGCTGACTTCCTGGTATGGGCCGTGCCCGTTTTATTCCTCTCCGGTGTTTCAAGCGAATTGGATGCTGAACTCGCAACTCTACTACGGAACTTGGGGCGCGGCGAACACAGGGACGAATACCATAGGGAATAATCCCATATCCGGGAGCCGTTATACTCAGCCGCTCGGCGCGCAATCGCAGCCATCAAATCCCATAACGCAGATCATCGATGCGAATGGGAATCTGCTTTTGCTCACAGGCTACGGCACAGAAGGAACAACAGCCCCCATCGCACCGGCAAACTCTACTCCTGGAACCACAGCAACTCCGGGCACTGGAGCGACAACCGCATGGACTGTTCTCGATCCAAATGGCCAGGGTATCCGCATAAATCCCGTGCCATCGCAGACCGGGAATGTTTGGCAGTTCAATCTCGTGGGACAAGCAAAGCCAGTAAGATTCACAAGCCTATCGCAATTCCTGACTCCGCTTCCCGATAGTTACGAACCTTCTTTTCGTCAGGGATGCACAGCGCAAGCCTATCGTTATTCTGCCATCGCCAAGGTGCGGGAGAAATTCGAGGTGGAATGGCCGCTATGGCAGAAATCTTTGTACCTTTCGCGCGAGAAATCGGACAAGGAACGTGACGCCAACCGATTTGTACCTGGTACGAGTGTGCTTGGCGTAGGTGGGGCACGCGGCGGATTTATTGGGCCACTTTACCCGTTCGCGGGGCCACCTCGCTGGTAGCCCACGCTTTGCCTTTTATGATGAATTGGATTAGAGAACGAGTGACGCCATACTTTTTCGCAAGCCAACGAGAGGAGCCGACTTGAAGTTTTCGTTTCTTCAGTCCTTTCGGACTTCCAGTGGGGCGCTCTATATGAGCGGCACGAATTTCTTGCACCTGTTGTTCTGTAAGTTTTGCATGTGGGTGTCTTTCACCCGCAAGACTCCTTCCCTTTTTCATCATGTCATCAATGTTATCTCTCGCTGTTCCAAGGAACAGATGCTTCGGATTTACACACCATGGATTATCACATGCATGGAGAACGTGGAGATTTGCAGGTATCGGACCAATGAAAAGAATATAGGCTATCCGATGCGCCGATCGTTCTCGTTTCTTGCCAACGTAAAGATGGCATCTGCCATAACCATCTTTATCGCGTATGCCACGCCATTCCCAACAAGAGATACCAGCATAATCTCCCCAGTCGCCAATAGAAATGTGAGCCGTGAATCGTTCAAGTGGTGTCTTCATAAGGCCAATATTATAAGGCCAATCTGGGAGTTTGTCTAGTGGCAAGCACCATTCAGCTTCAGGGAACAGCAAATTGGTCGCAGTCCTTTGTTGATTTTGAATCCCTGAATATCGGCGCTGGAAATGAACCTGCAATCACGAATGCGAATACAATCCTGCAAACTATCCTTGGGCCTCCTTTCAAATGGAATTGGAATCGTTCGACGGTTTCAATCACTACGGTTGTCGGCCAGCAGGATTATATCACTCCCGCAGCAACATTCGGATTTCTCGAAGGTGCCAGTCTTACTTTGGGATCAACCACGATTGCTATAAAAGAAATAAAACAGGAATTGACGATTGGCACTGAACAGGGCAGACCGCAATCCATCGCCCCGCAGATAGATGACAATACCGGGAATATCACCTTTAGATTTCTGCCAGTGCCGGATCAAGTTTATACGGTGGTTCCACACTTCCAAAAAAAGATCGCAGGTCTTTTGACTGTTCTGACGCAGACATGGGCGCCAATTCCCGACCAGTTTTCCTACTTATACAATTATGGATTCCTCGCTCTGACTATGGCCTACGCGGATGACGCACGCTTCCCTTTGTTCAATCAGAAATTCATCGCTCATCTTCTCGGAGCGCAGCAGGGTCTGAGCGAGACGGAAAAGACAATGTTCCTCGATAGCTGGAACCTCATCACGCGGCAGGAAGCACTCAACAGCATCAAGGCCCAACAGGGGCGTGCTGCCTTGGGAACCTGATGCCATCACCAAGCCTACTTCAGATCGTCGGTAGTCATGGTGACAAGCAGCCGAAATATGCGCCTATTTTCACCGATAGATTTTTCGTAGGGCTTTGGACGAATCGGAATCCGCTGCGTTCTCCTCTTTCGACGTTCTACGCGGATGGTTGGCACCTTGGCGGCACGGATGCTCTAATCGGCGGAGTAAACGTAGAACTCTCTCCGCGATTGACTCTGTGCCGCCGGCCGGGAAACCTTGCTTATTCTACAGCCACAATAGCCACGCCCCCTCTGACGTTCTATCCGTTTCGTCTCTTTGGTTCAAATGCACCGGCCATCGACGTTATCGTTGACACGGCAGCGACCATCTATAATTTAACGCCTACCGCAGCGACTTCCATTTTCACCAAGGCAGCCACGGCAGGACAGGCTAATTTTCTCGGTGTTGGTCAGACGCTCTATTTCGGAGACGGTGCGGAGCAGATGGCATGGCAAAACGGCGTGATCCGCAACTGGGGAATATCCATTGGCCCATTCACCAATGCGATAGGGCCGACGATAGCGGGAACTGGCACTGGGGCATCGTGGACGAATCCGAATAACGTAACCTCGGCGGTGGCGTTTGCTACCGTTGCGCTCAGTACTCCGGGAACTCTTGGGAACAGCAATTCGATCGTTTCCGGGACGCTGAGTGCGACAAATTTCGGATTTTCTCTCGCGCTGACAGAAATAATCACTGGCATACAGATCACCTTCAATGCCAAAGTTAGCGCGCTCGTTGGTAATTCTGAATTTCTTACGGTGCAGCTCCTAAAGAATGGTGTGCCTGTAGGCATTCCGATGCAGTCTCCGCAACTGACCTTAACGTCCACGGGCTACACGATTGGAGGGACCAGCACTCTTTGGGGAAGTTCCTTTTCTCCAAACGACATCAATTCCTCGACTTGGGGCGTGCAGTTTAATGCCGTCTTGCAGGGTAGTCCGCTCGGAGGAGTAGTCAGCGCCACATTCAGCGTGGATAACGTAAAGGCTACGATCTTCGGCACTGGCGGGCCGACCGTTTCGCTTGTTGCCGGAACCCTGACGGCGACAACCGGGTACAAATATGTAGTGGCCTATGGCAATGCTTCGAGCGGAGACGTATCGAACGCCACGCCGCCATCCTCGCTTATCAAGCCTACCGCTCAGGGCGTGCAGATCGCGCTGGTTGCCTCTACTGATCCACAAGTGAATCAGATTTGGGTGTTCCGCACAGCGGACGGAGGGGCGACGTTTCTTAATCTTCCCACGTCGCCCTACCCAAATACTACTGGCAACGTCACCGACAATGCTCCCGATACGCAGCTGAATATCTTGCAGCAAGCTGCGGTCAATTTGCAGAACAGCCCGCCGCCCGCCGGGGCGGTTGATCCGGTTCTCTATCTCGGCATCGTCTGGGTGCATGTCGGCAATGCGGTTTACTTTTCGACCAGCCCATCTGCGGTAGTTGGTTCTCAGTATGAATGTTTCTCTCCGGCAAACGTCTTTACTTTCCCGGAGACGGTGATTCGCAAGGTTCCCATCAATGCGGGTCTGCTGATTTTCACGACCTCGAATATCTACATCATCGTCGGGCAGAATACATCTTCAAGTATTCTGTTCCCGGCCCCGTTCCTGTCTGGTTATGGAATCCTTTCCTGGAACTCTGTTTGGCTCGACGGCAGCATCATCTATTTTTTCACTTCGGACAAACGCTTGATCCGCCTCGATCCGTCCTCTGGCGTAGAGGACATGGGATTTCCTATCGGTGACCAACTCCTGACCTTCAGTTCAACAAGCGCCTACGTTACCTATCTTAGTTCGACATCGAATGATGCGGCGCTGTATGTCGGTGACGGTTCAACGGGTTGGTTTCGCTGCAACCCGAACCAAGCACCGGACGGACAAATTACCGGGCCGGTCTGGAGTCCAAAGGCAAACATCGTAGGGGGATGCGGTGCGCTCGTTGCGATTGAAACCGTTCCAGGTGTTCACCAACTGATGATGGGCGGAACGGGGAACATACAGCCGGTACTTGTGCGCGATTCCAGCTATTCGACATTCAGCGATAACGGGACGGCATATCCCTCAAACTTCATCATCGGAAGCGTCGTGCTTGCGCAGCCAGGGCAAGCAGCCATCATGCGCTTTATGTCTGCATGGTATAAGCGCGTGGGAACCTCCCCGATTCTGAGCGTCCTTCTTAATGAAATCAGCGGAACATTCGAGAATCTATCGGCGTATGTGGTGAACGATCCGCCATACCTACCAGCCTCTACGAGCATGTTCAATAATCGGCATTATTTCAAGCAGTCCGTAGGAGGGAATCCTCCGCTCCCGGCTATTTGCCAGCACCTTCAGATTCAAGTTGATTTTGGAAGCACAGATACGGTGCAGAACGAATTGCTTTCCATGAGTATTAACGGAGCGCATTATGCCGAGCGTTGAACAGAGCCTAGGAACTAAAGAAGTGATGAAGCGGATTGAACCAATCGAGCAGCGGGTCACACCGCACCAGAATCCTGCGCCGCAGCCTACATTCCCAACATACCCGCGATTCCTGGTAACTTCGCTGCCGCTCTCGGTGATTTATCAGCCCGATGCGTTGAGGCAGTTCTATCGCGGAGGGGTGCCGCAGTCGCGCATTATTCCGGTGCAAACTCAAAGATGATTCGATTCACAGCGACGCTTGTTGATGATTTGCCGGAGATTCAGCGGTGGATTGATGCGGATGCAGACCACGCAGGAAAAATGGAGGCTCCATGGTGGCGCGGAGGGGATGTTCTGAACTGCTGCGCGGAGGACGAACACGGCCCAGTAATGTACTTGAGAATCGACAAGGAAAAGGATAAAGTGCGGATGCACATCCAATTCGCGCCCACCAATGAAGTATCGAAACTTCGGGTAGCAGGCGCTTTTATCGAAGGTCTCCCGAGAATGATTCTCTCAATGAAGAAACTTGGCTTTTCGGCAATTGTGTACGAGAGCACTTCACAATCTTTAATTCGGTTCATGTGGAGAATGCATTTCGTGCCGCTTGGGGAGAATCAATATCTGCGGCCCTTCACAATCTGAAAAGAATTTACAGAAGTCCGAAGCTGATTTTAACCAGACACTTCAGCAGGATTACGCTCAAACCTTTGCTGCCAATCAGGAAATCTTAAAAGCCCTGAATGCTTCCTTAGCTCCCATTTTAGCCGCTGGACCAAATCAGCAAGGTTATAGCCCCGCAGAACTGGCTGCACTCAATACCCAGGCCATCGAATCAAACGCTACAGGTGTAAATCAAGCTGAGAAAGCAGCGGCACAACGCGAGGATGCCGCCGGAGGCGGAACGTCGCTGCTACCTTCTGGAGTCAACGCGCAGATCAATGCCGAGATTGGCACGGCTGGCGAGGAGAATCTTTCGCGAGAACAGCTTGGAATTACGCAAGCAAATTACGCGCAGGGCCGAGCGAACTGGCAGACGGCGCTCTCCGGTGAACTAGCTACGGCTTCGGGATTCAATCCACTTGGTTATGCTAGCGCGACTACAAGCGCAAATACCAGTGCCTTCAACGAGGCAAACGCCATCAATCAGCAAAGCAATCAGATGTGGTCTGACGTGCTCGGTGGAGTAGTGGGAATCGCTGGATCTTTTGCAAGAGGCTATGGACAAGGTATGGGTGGCGGTGGCGCAGCCCAGAGCGGTGGTACTGGATACGGAACGCTACCAGGGTATGGGCCAGACAATTCGAGTCCTAGTGGACCGAATCCGTATGGTTATAACCCCGGTGATATTGGCGGAGCTGGCGCATTGGCAGGTGACTTTTGAGTTTACCAGTAGGAGCATTTGACGCACTCGCTGGGGCGGCATCCGCACCTCCGCAGAATCCCGAACCTGCCGTTGTTGCGCCCCCCGAAGAAACGCTTGCTAATCCTGCTCCATTTTCTCAGGCCGCAGCCGAGGGAGCAAATGACCTCGCAGAAAATAATCCCACACCGAATCGTCCTAGCTCATGGGCGCGCGCACTGATGGGCGGGGTAGTAGATGCCCTAGCGGGTGCAGGAGCAGGCGGCAAAGTACCTCCTGGTGCGGGAGCACTCTATGGGGCAGGAGCGGCAGCACGACAGATTCAAGGGAGACGTGACCAACAGCAACAGCAGGCCTTCGAGAACCAGCGCCAGATGCGGCAGATGTCCCGCGAGGAAGCTATCGCGCGCGCCACGATTGCCCACGAGAACGCAGCGACGGCCCACGATGAAGCCCTGACAGCTAATCTATCGCAGGAGAACCAAGCTAAGGCAATAGAAACAGGCAAGGCCGCGCTTGAGCCATATCTTTCCGCTGGCGCACCAATTCTAGCTCAAGGCATCACCAGCGATGAAGTAGCACAGCTTGTGAAGCAGAAGAAACTCGATCCCACGCAGCAGCACGGATTTCCTAGCGGGCAAATGCCAGTTCTTGGGCCAGACGGCATGCCGATAAAAGACAAACTCGGCAATCCTGTGATGCGGAATACCTACACGGTTGTAGGCGATGCCCCGCAGGTCACGCTTGATGAAAAGAATTCGCAACTCATCTCCGAGAACACGCCCTACAAGTTGCCGCCCGGATCGAAGATGTCCGGGATTGTCTATGGAACGCTTGTGCAGCGGGCGAAGTCAGCGCAGACCGCGCAAATGGTGATTGATGCCCAATTAGAGGAATCTGGTCTGCATAAGTCCGCTCTCGATGAATCCGTAGCCGCAAACAAAATGAAACCGGACTGGGGAGCAGCTCTGGCGAAAGCTAAGGGCGATGTCGCCGTAGCCATGACTGACAAGGCTCTGCTTGCTAAATATCCGAATGCTCAGGCGCTGGTGGCGAATCTCTACGGAGGGCAAAAGGAATTCGAGACGATACGTCATGACCAAGCCGAGGAGAAAGCTAAAGAGGTAGAGGAAGCACGCAAAGAACGGGAAGATGCACAGAAGAAACTGGCGCAACAGGATTACACCGGAGATCCAAACGCCACTGACCCTGTTTCCTTCCGTGCCAGTCTCGAACCTAATGCCCAAGCTGTTGTGGATTTGATCGGGCAAGGCCGAGCGCCATTGCACAACCCATCCTATTTGCTGGCTCGCAAACCTGAGATTATGGGAGCGGTCGAGAAGGCATATCCTGGATTCGATGCTTCCAAGGTCGAAAGCTATCAAAAGACCTATCAGGATTTCACTTCCGGGAAAACTAGTATCGCCCTGAATGCTGGCGGCACGGCGCTGGAGCATCTATCAGAATTACGCGCTCTGAATACACTCAAAAGCCGCATTCCAGGAACGGACGATTACGCGCGCTATCACAACAAGGTCAACACGGTTGCCCCGGAGCTCGCGCGTTTCTACGGGAACGACACGGATATAGGAATCAAGAGCCTAAAAGCTACCCTCGATTCCACACTATTCCCGCGTGATGCGGCCATCACAGAACAGGCCAAGTCAATGGGTGACAAGCTGGACAATTACGAGCAGCAATGGCAGAACGCGGCACCGAGCAAGGCGTATCAAGCTCCGATGCCTGTGATTTCCGATGCGGCCAAACAGGCGCGTGCGAAGCTCGATCCTGAATATGCCAGGAAATTTGCGCCTGGAGTTTCCGGCGCGATGCCAACGGCAACGGGTCCAAACGGACAGAAGATTCAATGGAATGGGACGGCATGGTTACCACTCAGACCACAATAGCGCCTCCGCCTCCGGGATTCACGCTCGATACTCCAATAAGCGGAAGTGTGCCCGCGCCCCCCAGTGGTTTCACGCTTGATTCAGCACCACAACCGCAGCCTGTTTCGCAGGGAACACCAATTAGGGACACATCTACGATTGGGCCGATTGCAAAAACCGATTGGTCAGGTTCAGCCCCGCTTTCTGATTTTGTGAACAAAAAACTAGAGGATTTAGAAGCGTTGCTGCCTGCAAACAGTAATGCTCAAAGTACCCTTGATGCTATTCGGCAGGCCATTCCTAGGCAGCACCCAGATGTTCCGAAGACAGCCGAGAATCCGGAAGGGATTCTTTACGCCCAGCCTCTCATGCCTCTTGGAGGTTTGGCGAAAGAAGGTGTATCCGAAGTTGTAGGCGAGGAAATAAATGCTGCCAAGTTAGCTCAAAAGGCCAAAGAAGCTAAGGCGACGAAAGAGGCAGGGGAAGCTGGAAATCAGTTGCTCAAAACCCGCCCAAGGGATTTCAGAAATGACGTGGTACCGGGCCGCGCGATTGCGACCGAGAATGTAGACCCTGACCTTGTGGAATCAGCGAATCATGCCCGAGTAGCCAAGGATACCGTAGCCGAGCGCCAGCACATGGAAGCGATTCAGAAGCATCTTGAAGATTCAATTGCGAACCTCAAGGAACAGCAGGTCACGTTGCTAAAACATCCATCTGGAGTGGACTTCGATCTTCGTCCAATCGTAGAAGATTCCTACAAAAAGGCTCTTGCTGAAGCGCAGAAAACAGGCAGCCCGGAAATCGTCAAAGCAGTCAATAAGGCCCACGAGGAAATGCTGAAGATTCCGAATGGGGATGGCGAGTTGATAGCGGATCGCTATCTGACCCAATCGGCGGATGAATCTTCCGAAGCCATGCAACAGACGAAGAAAGATTTTCAGGGCCGCAGTAATTACAACGCGACTGTAGGGAACAAACCTGATACTCCGCAACTCTATGCTAACAATCTTTGGAAAGACGTGGCCGCAAAAGTACGGCTCCAATTAGAGGATCAAGTTCCTGGCCTCGGAGATGTGAACATGCGGATTCGTGATGCGCGCGCGGCTGCCGACTTAGCTAAGAATCGAGTGAACACGTTACGTGGGATGCCGCCATTGCCATCTAAGATGGACAGGTTCTTAAAGGTTGCCAAACCTGCCGTGATTAAGGGGGCAGCCTATGCTGCCGGTGGTGGAGCAATTTACGATTTGTACCGAAAGTTTTTGTCAGGAGAGTGAACATGAGAAAAGTTGTATTTTTGGCCTTCCTGGTTCTTTGTGGTTGGCCTGCACGCGCTTCGACACCATTGACGGCTTCCGATACCGGGGCTTGCACTACGGCGGGAGCTTGCCTCTCATTTCCGGTGCCTCAAAACGCGGCATCTGCGGGATTTCAATTGTCTGGAACCTTCAGCGCCACGCTCCAATTCGAAGGTTGCATCGATAACTGTGGGGCGGCGGCATCCTGGTTCGCAGTCAATGCTTTCCCGCTTAATTCCGCCACGGCGGTTACTTCGGCAACTGCGATTGGCGCATGGCGTGTCACCGCTTCGGGCTTAACGAATATCAGAATACGTTGCTCGGCATTTACTAGCGGCACAGCGAATGCCAGCATCAGTTTTTCCCTTGGCGCTTCGGCTAATGGATTAGGGGGAAGCGGTGGGGGAGGGTCGGGAACAGTAACCAACGTATCCGGCACAGCAAACCAGGTGGATGTGGCAACCGGAACCACAACACCCGTGATCTCGCTTGATTCCGCGATCACTCTCCCAGGTAGCTTGACTGCCCCTTCGGGCGGTTCGGTCACTTTCAGCGGTACAGGAACGGTCAACGCGAATCAGCTTCTCGGTGCCACGGTACCGACGATCGCTGCTTCTACTGGTTATCTATACGATAGTGCGGGCACGCTGTCCTTGTCCACGAGCGCATCAAACTTCACTACGGGTACCTTGCCGGTCGGCCAAATCCCCACCGCTATACCCATCGGGAGTATTGGCAGCGCGGGACTGAGTGGCACGGCTCCGATTTCTATCGCAGCGACCGGCGTCATCAGCGGCGGTGGACTAGGGACAGTAACGGGCGCGCTGAAAGGGAACGGGAGCGGCGTGATAACACAAGCTGCTTGCGCCGACCTGTCAAACGCTGCCGCTTCTTGCTCTACCGACGCTACGAATGCTTCAAATATAGCCTCAGGGACGCTCGCTGTTGGGAGACTCCCAACGGCTATCCCGATCGCCAACGTCGGAAGTTCGGGATTGAGCGGTACCTCGCCGATAACTATCTCCGCTGCGGGTGCTATTGCCTGCCCGACATGCCAAACCTCTGCAGGCGCAGTTACTTCCGTGTTCACCCGAACCGGAGCGGTGGTTGCGACAGCGGGTGACTACACGCTAGATCTGATCGGGAATCCAGCCGCCAATGCCTCGTTCACTTTCCCAAGCGGCAATGCGGTCACTTGGGCTGGTACTGCGCCTGCTTCGTCATCTAGCGCAGGTACCGCGGCAACGTCGATATGGTCGTTTACGCAGCCCACAGGCGGCGCGACGACAGGCTCGGCAACAACCGCCGGGGCAGGGGCTTCAACAAGCTACACCTGCGGCGGTGCGGGTGGCTCAGGCTCAGGCGGCACCAATGCTATTGGCGGTACCGGAGGGTCTTGTACCATTACAGCAGGAGCAGGTGGTGCCTCTAGTGGCACTGCGGTCAATCCCAACGGCGGAAACATCATTCTAGTTACGGGTGCAGCTGGCACCGGAGGCTCAGGAACCGCAGGCAACCAGGGCACCGTTCAGCTCGGCACGGCATCCACTAGCAGCCTGACTGACCTAGCGAACGTACGCAAAATCATTGGTGGTCAAGGCTCTACTGGCAATATCCAGATGCAGCCAAGTCAGGCTAATGGATTACTTACGTTACTAAATAGTAACGGCGCAGCAACCGAGTTCCAAATTCATATGGGCACAGGGGTCGTCCCGTTTATCGGAAGCGTTGCTACTGTGGGCTTGGGGCTGCCAGCTGAGCGCTACAACACCGCAGCCACCTCGCAAACTGCCTCTCAAAGCGCGGTCACGATGGTCACGAGCCGCTCCTCAGATACCAACTACGAGTTTAGCGCCTACGTGGCACAGTTGAACGTCGGCACCTCATGTAGCACGGCTGGGTCAGTAGGAGTCAACCTGATTTACACCGATCCGGTTAGCGGTACGGCCTACACGTTTGTTATCGACCCGGCTCAATCAGGAGGTTCGACGTTGGGAACTACGGTTCCACTGGCTACGTCCGGGATAGGAGTAGCGAACGTCGGGTCGTTCTATTTCCGGTTCCGGGCGAAGGCATCGACCGCAATTCAATACTCGACGACTTATACGGCCGGAACTGGCTGTTCTCCGGGGCAGGCGTATAACATCTACCCGGAACTTTTCGAGCACTAGGAGGAAGATACGATGAGGAGAATTGTTTTACTCTTGCTTTTCTTCGGTTCCTTTGTCGGTACCGCACGCGGGCAGACGGGAACGATCAATCTAACCGTGACCTCTACGCCCACACCCATTACCGTAAATCAAGCGTGCAACTACGTAGTGATTCAGGAGAATTCCGCGAATCCCACGAATGCCTTTACCATCACGCTTCCCGGAGGATCGACGGGAATCAATTATCCTGCCGGTACGAAGTTCATTTTCACCGCGGCGGCTGGTGGATTCGTGGCGGGGCAGACGATTGGTTCGATTTCCATATCTACAGGTTCCGCCAGTTTTGTGGGGATCGAGAGCATCGCAGCACCAACAATACCGTCAGTTAAATCTAGCGGGGGAGGCGGAGGAGCGGGCAATCCGGCTTCCCCTGCTAATTGCGCCCAATTCAGCAATGCCACGGTCAGTGCTTTTGGCACTGCCCTAGTTGGAGGCATTTGTATCGGGGTGGATAGCATCTCTCCGCCTGCAACGATACTGACGATCCCGGTAAATCTCAATGTGACGGGCAATGGAATATCAGGGACCAAAGGTAATGTCAGTTACAAGCCTGGATTCAACGGTCCTACATTCGTTCAGAACGGCGGGCAGACTTACGCTGCACCGTGGGGCAACGACACGAACGATTGCCTAAGTTGGGGGTCGGCGTGCGCGACACTCTATCAAGCATCTCTTAATCTTCCCAGTGCGAACGCTTCAGCGACACCACCTAAATTCGGAACCGGAACAGTGTTTTTTGCCAACGGCACCGCGGCTCACCCGACAGCAACATGCGGTATTTGGATGATGTCCTCATCTGACCCAAACTTTTCTAGCCCTCCGGCTTGTTGGGCGCAACAGAATTCTGTTTCAGGTAGTCAATCGATTCAATATATCGGCGTCGGTTGCCAGCAATCGGGAGCCGTAGCCCAAGACGGTCAATGCGCCATCACTGGTGGCTCCAGAGCAGACA